CACCACTAAGCACCACAGCAACTGCAGATCCTGATTCTAGAGATTGGACTGGTATTACAACTTCATCTAGTTTCCAAGGTAGAACTTTCATGAGAAGATCTCCTATAAATTCTCCAAATGAAACATATACAAACAATGTTGTCTTTGATGATGTTTCTCACAATTTTAATGGTATTAATACATCATTTACTCTAAATTATGAAGGTTCACCCACTGTTGGTTATTCAACTGACAATGGTATCATTCTTATCAATAATATTTTCCAAGATCCTAAGGCAACCACACTCAGGGGTGATGGAATTTACGATATTGAAGAATTCGCAGGTGTATCAACGGTAAGATTCAGTGGTATTGGTATCAGTAATGGTTATGATCCAAACGACAGTGATATTCCACTTGGTGGTTTAATAGTTTCGGCTGGTACAGTTAGTGGATTTGGATATCAACCATTGGTAGCTGCTGGAGGAACAGTCTCAGTTTCCTCGAATGGTACAATCACCTCGGTGAGTATCGCTAACAGTGGTTCTGGATATAGAGCGGGTATTCAAACGGTTGTCAATGTTGGTGTCCAAACTGATAGAGAACCGAGTCTTCACTTCATTGGAACGGCAGCAATTAGTGATGGCCACATCGTCAGTGTTGCTATTACTAATCCAGGAACTGGTTATACTGGAACAAATCTACCAGAGGTAGTGTTTGATGATCCACTTCCATACTTTGATGTTCCTGTTCAATACAGTTCTTCTAGTGTTACTGGAGCTGGAAAGAGTGCAACAGTTAATATCGTTGTTGGTCAAGAATCTAGTGTTATTGACTTTGAGTTTAGATATGGTGGATATGCTTATGGTGAAGGTGAGATATTAACTGTTCCTATTGGTGGTACTACTGGAATTCCAACTGACACTTCAGTAACTTTTGAAGAATTTCAAATCTCTGTTAATAAAATCTTTACTGATAATTTTAATGGTTGGTCTATTGGTCAATTAGAAGTTCTTGACAAGTTTGATGATCTGTTTGATGGATTCATAACAGATTTCAGACTAAATTTAAATACTGAATCCATTTCTATTCAGGCAGCTCCTGGATCAAAAGTCGAAGTTGATCAGACACTTCTCATCTTTATCAATGATATACTTCAAGAACCTGGTAAAGGTTATGTGTTTACCGGTGGCAGCATTGTTAAGTTTACTGAACCGCCAAAGATTGGTGACACTTCTAAAGTTCTTTTCTATAAGGGAAGTGGTGATATTGATGTTGTTTTCACCAATGTCATTGATACAATAAAGGTTGGTGATACTGTTGATATTAACAATCTTCCACCTTCTCAAAGCATCATTTTTGATCAAGACACGAGAATTGTAACCGGAATTAATACTCTTGATTCGGTTAAAACTAATGTTTATCAAGGACCTGGAGTTACGAGTGATAGAAACCTTCTGAGACCTATAACCTGGTGTAAACAAACAGTTGATAAGATCATTGATGGAAAGGTTATTGGTAAAGATAGAACTAACTATGAACCTCAAATTTATCCAACTTCTTATTTGATTCAACCAATTAGTTCTGGTTCTACCGTAGCTTATGTTGATAATCTAAGACCTCTCTTTGATTCAAATAATGAATCTACAGTTAGAGATTTCCAAGATTCCATCACAATCACATCACAAGATAATATTGTTGGAGCTTCTGGTACGGCTATTGTATCAACAGCTGGTACTATCACTAGTATTTCAATTACTAACGCTGGTTTTGGATATACTGTAGCACCTGTAGTCACAATTGGATCAACACTTGGTGTTTCAACTATTGCAACAGCGACGGCTTTTATCACGAATGATGAAGTAACTTCAGTTACCATCACTAATGGTGGCGTTGGGTATACTGGTTCACAAGTTCCTACAGTTCTGTTTGAATCGCCAGCACTCAAAAAAGAAGAAATTGGTGTATTGTCCTACGAGGGCGATTTTGGAACAATTGTTGGTTTTATAACAAACAAATCTGGTTCACAGAATAAAATGATTTTTGATTTGTTTATTCCTTATGATTCATTTATCAGAAATGATGAATACGTGGGATCAGGAATAACAGTAAGTGAAATTGGTATAGGTGACTTCCTAACAATTTACGATACTAATATTGATGTTGGAGTTGCTCTTACAACTCAAGATAACAGTGGAAATACACTATCCATAGCTTCTACTTTCTCAGATGCTGTATATCAAGTTTCCAGTGTGTCAACTGTAGAATTAAATGTGTCAGGTATATCAACTTATGTGAGAAGAATTGAAACTAATGTAAGTCAGTTTGGAACTATAAGTTTTGGTTCAACAACGATAGGTGACTTTAGTTGGGGTAAAATTTTCCTTAATGAAATACCAAGTTCACAAGATTTCAATTCCTATAACCTCAATGGATATACTGGAATCTCATCTTCTGGTCTTGTTCAAAGAACCAACCCCCTAAAGTTTTTCAATTATATACAAATATAATACTACAAAACTGCAATAAATAACAAAAAAGTCCTATTAAAATGGCAGCGATAATTACTGATCAACTTCGTATTCTGAATGCTAAGAATTTTGTGGCAGGTGTTCAATCTTCCACAAATTCTTATTACGCATTCATTGGGCTCCCAAACGCGACTAATTATCAGTCTGACTGGGACACTAATTCACCCTCACCAAAAGATAATCTCAATGAGTCTAATGACTATTGGGATACGATGTTGGCACTGAAGAAAGTTGGTGATTCAGATGTCAGTCAAGTAGTTAGAAAAAACATTTGGTCATCTGGTATAACCTATGACATGTGGAGAAATGACATTAGTAGGGATAAACAGTCTCTACCATCTGGATCTTTTGACATTTATGATGCAAACTACTACATAATGAATTCTGATTTCAGAGTTTATATCTGTCTCTCCAATAATGCAAATCCTGAGAACAATTTTCGGGGTGGTCCATCTCTGGATGAACCCACATTTACTGATTTAGAACCAAGATCTGCTGGTTCGAGTGGTGATGGATATATCTGGAAATATCTTTATACAATCAAACCAAGTCAAGCAATCAAGTTTGACTCTACAGAATACATCCCTGTACCATCAGATTGGTATGATACCAGTAGTGATAACGTATCTGTAAGACAAAATGCTTCTACAAGTGGTCAACTTAAGGTTGTGACCATAAGAAATCGTGGTGTTGGTTTGGGGACAGCTAACATCACCTACACAAGAGTACCGATTGTTGGTGACGGAACCGGTGGAGAGGCTACTGTAGTTGTAAATAATGACTCAAAGGTCGAATCTGTCACCGTTTCTTCTGGTGGTTCTGGTTATACTTTTGGAACACTCGACATTGTCTCTGGTGGTCTTCCAGCTGGAACTACATCACCCGTTTTTAACATAATTGTTCCTCCAGATGGAGGTCATGGTTATGACATTTATAGAGAATTGGGTGCATTTAATGTTCTAACATATGCTAGATTTGAAAATGACACCAATAATCCTGATTATATCACCGGGAACCAATTTGCAAGAATTGGTTTAATTGAAAATCCCGAATCATACGATTCATCCTCTATTTTAAATATTGACAAATCTAGTGCAGTCTACGCTCTGAAACTTATTGGTGTTGGATATAGTTCAGCTAATTTCACACCAGACAATTATGTTACTCAAAAGGTTAGTTCAGGTTCGACAGCTATTGGTAGGGTAGTTTCTTATGATCAAACTACTGGAGTTCTCAAACTATGGCAGGATAGAACTACAGCAGGTTTCAATAGTGATGGTTCTTTGGACTCAAATCCAATTTATGGATTCACAGCTCATAGATTTACATCTAACATTACTATTGATGGTTCTATTAATGTCTTAGGTGGATCAGTTACTCTTGAAATTGACACTGGTTTTACAGGTATATCTACAGTAATAAATAATAGGACCTATTACTTGGGTCAAAGTTTCACATCTGGTGTATCACAACCAGAAGTGAAAAAATATTCTGGAAATACCATCTACGTTGATAATAGACCTTCTGTCACGA